AGTTACTAGGGTCTGGACTACGAGCTTAATAGAATATTCTTCCTGTTCTAATAGCTCCATAAGACCCAATTGCTGAATCTCACCATATGTGATCTTATTCAGATCAAACTCAAATCGTTCTGTTTCTTCGCTCATTTTAGAGCCTCCATCCTATGTTTAATAAACCGATGTACCACCAAAAAGGAGAGCACCGGACTTCTGGAATGAAATACGGTATGCCACAGCATCGGAGTACGGATACTCCACACTGATCGATTTTACATACGCGGGGAAACCACGTTTGGGCTTGCCTCCCACTGTCCCTTGCGGGGCATAAATCAACGTGCCGCTAGTTCCTTCTGGCATAGCAGTTTCGATGCTGGTTGCGCCAACGCCCGCTTGATCCATAACTTCGACTTCTGCTGTTCCGTCCTTTAGGGTAGCAATATACGATTTATCCGCGTCTGCTCCTGCGGAGACATCTGCCAGATCAACCTCACGGTCTACCGACAGAGTCCGCTGATCGCCCGTTAGGGTAATCGTACCCGCGGGGCAGATGAACTCGGCATACAAATCTTTTCCAACATATCGATTTGCAACACTCATCGTAAATTACCTCCACTTAAAATAACATCATATTATGATGCCGAAACCATTATCCTATAATACGCGCCTATGTGGAAAATGATCGACCCGCCGCTGACCTCCTCAGCAAAATTGAGGTGGCCCATACGGAAAGTAGCATAATCCGCATAACCGTTTCCTACAGATAAGTCCTTTTTATCCAATAACACTCGGCAGCGATCATCTATATCCTCACATTCACCTAAACCACCACCAATAGCCTTTATTACATACGCGACCTCGACATTCTCACGGGGAGTATCAAGAGTATGACCCCCGCCCTGCTTATGAATAATCAGTAATGGTAAACCAGCACCAGGAGGGGCAGATGTGTTGTAGATTCGGGGGTTTATTGTTCCGCCCACCAAGTCGCATAATGTCGCATCCCCAGTTAATACTGAATAAATACTAATTTCTATTGCTTTCATCTTAGACTACTCAGACCTATTTTATCATATTTTTAATAAAAAACCAACTAAACCTTATAGGTTCTTACATAAACTCCACGCAACTGATTAATGAACTCCTGCGAAAATATAGGGGCAAATCGTCTCTGAGCCTCTATAGCTGCGGGATATAAAAACGGGTGCGCAGGATTACGTACCGTTCCATATTCCTGAAACGTGGCATATCCGGCGGCAGCATGAATATCTATAGCCGCCTCTGGAGGACGCGTAACTCCAGCAAACATCGCCCCTGGTCGCAGTCGTCGTCCCTCTCCTACTCGTGCTGCATGATCTGAACGCTTTGTGGTTGTGAGGCTGATAGCCGCTCGCAACGCGCCAGTATCTACAGGAGCAAGCATACGAGCTGTACTACGGATATGTCCCCCAAGCATCCAGAGGGTATTCTCCATAAGATTAGGAAACTTCGCCAGCAAACCAGTTATTTGTTCACTAACCTCCATCTCAAATAATAACCACGGTCTGTATGTAGGCATTATGGCCTAACCTTTTCTAAAATACAACGGACTGATGCTTGCCACGATTTGTTATCGCTTATGTGATCGACCTCATAAGTATCATTTCTGAGAATAATCCGATCATCTAAAGCAATAGTCGTATCGTGAGGCAATGTAAGTACCCACTTACCCACATACTTTACAATATCCATAAAGCCCCCAAGAACCTCCCACCCAAGATCAGGAGTTATTGGGTCTAAACGACAATCCACCGCGCTCGCGCCTTCTCTAGTCGCATAAGATTTTTCTGCTTCCCCTATAGAGTTGACCGTTATAGTCATCTCCTGGATTTCGCATGTGTCTGGAAGTAAGTCCTCCACATCAGCGCGAATATCCGCTAGTTCCGCAGCACTTAAACCAATGTCTGCCACTTATTTACTCCGACTGAATCTTATCGTATACAATCGACGGCTTCACCACATCTTCAACATAGATGTCTGAACGTTCCATCCTAGCGACTACTATTCGAGGAGCAAGCCCCGCCAGCTCTTTAAGCCATATCATCTGCTCACGTAGCTGCTTGGCCTTCTGTGATCGCTTGACAGCCATATTATCAGTCTTCCAATCCGCCTGTCGAGCGAGCTGCATAGACCATGCCATTAGCACATCATAGGCTGCTTTGTATGGATTATGTACCCAACCAGTGACGTAACGAATGCTACCATGCTGGTCTGATGCAAAGGTAAGAAATCCATCCTCGGCTGAAAGGGTGTATTCAACCGTCCCTATAGGGATGCCCGTGCCGTCGGTTACTTTGAAATCATTACCCGACCCTGCGGTTTCATCCTCTAACCACCCGAATCCAATCCGAGCGTTCTTATAAACAGTAGTCCCGCCGCTCTCACTTTTCTCAGGTTCAAATGATATCTGAGATCGAGCGAGCCGTGCGCGACGGGAGTCTAGAATGCGCTCTATATGATCGTCGGTAAAGAAACTCGTACTATCTACCGTAAACGCTACTGTTCCTGCTCCAGATAATCGCCGTACCTCTGTGATTATATAAGCGATACCTGCTCTTGCTGTCATCTAGTCCATCCCGATTTTATGATCTTCTATGTCCTCCGTTAAGGTAAACATAGTGTACTCAATATCGTCCCGCTTTTGCATTATCTCATTGATCTGCTCTAACACAGGTTCCCAATAATGCTTTGTTACATAGTCGGGATGGTATTCTAATGCTTTTCTTCGAGCCAGCTCCGCACCTTTCTTGCGTCGTGAATCACTCATGTTGTAATACTTGCGTAGAGCCTCAAGTATCCGATCCGCATGTGGAATCATCTGCCATGATGCTTGTGATGTATACCACTTCATTCCTCCAACCTTTTCTCCGAAGAAACAAAGCTCTGGCATGGATGTCCAGTTAGTAACGATAACTGGTGTCCCACAGGCTTGCGCCTCTATGATTGGTATGCCAAAACCTTCACCCATCGAAGGATTGACTAGGACATCCATAGCGTTATAAGCATCCACCATGTACTCTGATCCCATGCCCACTACATAACGATACTGGTCAACAAACCGCACGTTATCGTGGGGAACACCGTAATGCTCCAGCATAGTATCTAGTCTGACACCCCAAGGAGAGCGAGATTCAGTATGTAAATACAAAATCACGTCCTTCCTCTGGTCACTTTTTATGAACTTAGCCACCGCCTCAAACACCTGGGGAAAGCTCTTTCGACTGGGGTAGCCTTTATTAGCTGCTACCATACCGATAACAAATTTACCTTCCCAACCAAACTTCGCTTTCGCCTCCGCCTTATCAACATCACTATAGTAAATAGCTTCGGGAGAATGAGGGACATAAAACACAGGATCGAACTCAGCGTCCTTCAACATCCTCTCTCCAAAGCGTGAGAACGCTATTGGAGTAGCCTTAGCTTTTCTAAGGGTGTTAACAGTAGGAGGGGGTGCAGGATTGTGGTCTATTGGTAGCCACGCTGCCCAAGGTAAAGTTACCATCTTCGCGGGGTCTAGTACCCAACAATCCATTAGGGTAATTACCATATCTGCATCTAGAAACTGCGCGTGCGCTCGAATAACATCATTCCCAAATGGGTCAGCGTAATTCGGTAACACTAAGACGTCCTTGTAGCTCAACGTAGAACCTTGTAATCCATAAAACGCCGAGATAGTTAGATCATGTCCTAGAGCCGCGATTCGCGGACAGAACACTCTCGTCTCGACTCCGTAGCCAGTATTTGACCACGGCGCGTTGGAATGCCACAAAATCTTCATGTCACCTCCTATGTTTACTAGGGAAGGTTGTTTCCCGACAACCTTCCCTGAAATATTCAATTAGGTCAGTCCTTATCTACGCGATTAGGCCGCAGCCTTTTCGCCCAGACCCAATACGTATTCAACTACGACTGTGATTCGCCCAGGAGCAACAGTACCTTCCTCGTCATACTTCGCGACGAGCCACTGTGCATCCGTTAGTTTACCAGAACCATCAACGATTGTCATAGCTTTAGGGGTATTAGCGGTCCATGCAAGTGCCTGATTCCCGACAGCATCGGAAATAGCATCCTGCGCTGTACCAGCCGCGCCACCGTTCATCAATGTCAATTCGTAATAGTTCGTGGTGCTTGCGCTCACCGTAGTATCTGGACATATATAGGCCGATTCAATCGTGATGTGAGCATCGACGGGGGCGCGCAGAATAGGGATGTACTTGTCGCCAGCGGGGTCGGTAAAGACCACCGCGGACACGACTTTACGAGAACCAAACATCGTTATCCTCCGCTTTAGCCCGTAGGCTCAGTTGCATCATGGATTACTTCTCGACCAAACGCGTCCCTACGCACGCCATGACCATAGCCAGCGGACAAGTTCAATTCCCAGGCTCGCAGAGAAGCATCTCGCTCAGGCTCAAACAACGGAGCTTTACGAGTATCAAATGCTAGAGCTTGTGGGTTGAACAGGCCACCTTTCGCATCGCTATTAGCGATAACAATATTACCACTAATGAACCAAGCGATATTTAGCCAGTCACTAACGAAGAATGACTTGAGGGCTTCGTTCGCACGATCACCCAAAAAGGCCTGAGTTGCAGCAGGAGTACCTAGCTCGTCCCAAATATCGTGCCACCCGTAAGGATGGAGAACCACGAATATCGGGTTCGGGCAATAGGCAGTTCTAAGCTGCGTCACGCCTGCCGCCATTTTATTGACGGACAGAGCTGTACCAGTTGTTCCGATAGCATTGGTAAAGCTATCGAAATCTGCACACAGGTCTTTGTCGATCTTCGTAGCGATAGCGTTCCCTAATTCGAGAACGGCATCGCGTCGTGCATCATCGGGATCAGTCTCCAGACGACGGTCTGTGAGTACGACCTGAGTCATAATTTCGCCAGGAACGAAGTTTGCGAGTTCAGACTTCGACCATGTGGTCGGGTTCGCAAAATCTTCGGCCTCATCAACTGACTCTGCTACGATTTCAGGATAAACCGGCAAATACCGAGTCATCCATCCACGAGCGGAGTAGTTGGTGACGAGATTCGTCATCAGGACTTGCTCACGAGCAACAAATAGGCAATCTTCATAAATCGAGTTAAACAGACTATTGAGGTCTGAAATCTTGGAGTATGCCATTTTATTCCTCTGCGATTTGTCTTATCTCCTGCCCCTCCCAGAATTCGTCAGC